TTATATCTTTTAGGTGTGAAAGAACATACTCTTATTTAGATAGGATAGATAGATTATTACTGCAATAGGTTATGGAGTTCTTCTCTGCATGGTTTCCTACGTTGTCTACATGGTTGAATATCTTTCTGAGTTGTTCTAGGTGTTTTATGTGTGATTGGGTATTCTCATACGCAAGGTAGTTGATTGCAAGTGTCCCTCGTGTTGTGAGTCTATTCTGTATTCCTTTATAAAATTTGTTGGTGAAGGTTATATCTGAGGTTTCGGGGTCGGGGTTACCATCGCCTCCTGCAAGGTCTAGTACGATAATGTCGTAGGTCTTGGCGGGCGTGGTGTGTATCCATTGGAATGCATCGTCTATTATGACGTTTATATCTTTGGGCATATGGAAATGCGTACGGGCGATGGATTCGAGTTCAGGGTTTATTTCTACCACGTCTATGTCAGTACACTTAGTGTTTTCACTGAACCATGAGGGTATGACTCCGCCACCTAATCCTAGTACCAATATACTTCTTCTCAGAGGCACTCGGTGAATGACTTCGCACAATTGTTGAACATAAGGATAATACAGTTTTGTAGGGTTTTGGTTGTCTATGATAGTCTGAACCAACCAAGTGTCTCCAAATTCTAGCCAGGTATTTTGTGAATCTTTCTTTACGGTAATGGGCATACCCTCGTATTCTGTTTCGTGTAGGGTTTGTGTAAAGTTTGGTTTAGGGCGTTTGATGTGTAGGAATCGTTTGTGGTCTCTCATGGGCGTTTCGTAGTGTGTGTATATGTCGAAGGCCATTGATATGCGAGGGGTGGAGTGTATATTGGTTTTGACTTCGTGTTCGTGGAACATTCCGGCGACGTGGAGTGTACCTCGTTCGTTGCGTTGTGGTGTACCGTCCCAATGCGTATAACTTGGGTCGATTCCGTCTAGGTAGATGGACATTGCATAGAGAGGATTTTGTTCGGTCACTGAACTATCCTCATCAGCGTGGGTGTGTGTACTTATGGATTGGGTTTGGTGGAGTACGTTTCCCCAACATTGTATCCATAGTTCGTCTTGGTCTTTGTATATGGGTAGTTCGAATATTCTATCAGGGATATTATGGGGTCTAATATCAGGGTGGGTCAATAGATTGTAGACCGAATGTTGTTTGGTTGTACCCTGATAGAAGTTATTATTATCTTGGTTGGGTATTGCGAGTATCTTGTGTTCGTCTCGTCTGAGTATGTCTGCGATATGGAGACATTCCTCTTCAGTTAGGAAATCAGGAAACTCTGTATGCGAATGTGGGTCTAGATTATCCATAGTCGTGCATACATATCCGACTTAGGGTCATCTTCACCCTCTAGGAATACGAATCGCACTTGTTTGGATACGTCTCTCCACTCATGGTCATAGGTGAATAACGAAGCGTCCATGTCCTCGTCCATAGGTGGATACCATTCTTGTGGGAAGTAGGGACGAATCTTCTCTTCGTATTGTGCATTGAGAGAATCGTTTTTCTCTTGGTCATTCAGATAGTAAGGACTAAATTGTGCAAGTTTGGTGGGTAGAACGACTCCTTTAAAGTTGTCTTCTATGTACTTCCATACTCCACCTTTCCCTGCGTATTCTTCTACATGGTTTGGTGTGAAATTGTTTTTAATATCTTTGAGAGTGTTACCCGAATATCCCATGAACCATTCACCTTTATATTCACATGGTGATTCTTCATTCCACCACGTCATTGGTAGTTCGATGAAGGGTAGGTTTTTGTCTTGTATCGTTTGCATGGTCGCAACGTCCATTCCATGACCATGAGGAAGTTCATGCACAGCTCCAGGCACAGGCATTGACCCAAGTATTGCAGTCTGACACAAGTCAAGAGGCATTAGTCTAGGATTCCATACCACATTCTTGGTGTGTTCTTCTGATAACATTGGGTGGTCTAAGAGTTCTAGAATGTTCCAGTCTTGGTCAGCATATCCATTCGCAGTGGTTTCATCAGTGTATTTGAGGTGGGTAATTTGAGGTAGTAATCCTTCACCCGAACCACCGAAACAATAAAAGTTCACGTCTCCTATTTGTATTTGTTTGATACGATACTTGAGTAATCGTACAAATCCTTCGTTGATAGTTTCGGAAGAGATTCCTTCCTTTTTGTGCATAATTATGTTTGTGCTCATTATATAAATCCTATAAATGTGTGTAATGATAATATTTAGTTCTTAAAAACTATACCCCTATTATACAAGGGGTATGAGTTTTCCTCAAGTGGTTTTATCTAATCATTTTGACTACTCTAGGTAGTCTACCACTCTTCATTAATGTATGGGTTTTGTCTGCGAATATCTTTAGATATAGAACAGACAATGATGCAAAATATCGCATTGTTATCTCCTATATTGTGTGGTGACTATCCGTGAACTAGGACTTCGAACTTAATCTACTTACTCTTGTCACATAATTGTCACATTAATATATAGGGATTACTTGCTGTCTGCAAAAAACCCAAATCTCTTTAAACATAAACGACCTTGTGAATCTTCGGAGACTCGCAATAAATCACCTATCTTTATTTTCAATTTGTTTGAGAGGTCAGGGTCATCATCAAATGATACGTCCCCGTTCTCATTCAGATAAAATCTATAATCTATAAATGTCATCTTATCCATTCCATTCTCCTTATGGATTAAAGGTAATGGGCTTTTGTTTGTTTCAGTCTGTACCCGAACAGACTCTATCTTCTAGAATACCTATGGTGGAGCTGATAGGGATCGAACCTACGACCTATTCCGTGCAAGGGAATCGCTCTCCCAACTGAGCTACAGCCCCATAGAATTACTATTCTTTCTTCTTAGTAGTTTTTTTCTTAGTAGTAGTTGTCTTTCTACTCTTGTAGACTCTCTTTTTTGACTCGTCTACATCAGGTGTGGATTTATCGTCTGCAACATAACGACCTTTCTCGTCTCTTGCACGAACCCATTCAAACCCAAAGAAGTCACCAATTTTAGTGAACCATCCCATGATTAAAATCCTCTGTCAAAGTTATAAGTTAATGATGCGAATACTGAGTCTGCAGTTTGTCCTTCGAACACATCTGTTCCAATGTTCACACTGAAGTTGTATCTGTTTTCTGCACCAAATGATTTACCGACTTGTAATTGAGTAAAGTCATCAGACCCTTCTAGGTCATTCAAACCGTGTATCAATTTCAAATCGAATACGTTACCGACTAACCAACCGAACTCATAAGAGACTTCTGCGTAGTTGTCGTTGGTATCTAAGTCATGATAGACAATGGTTGAAAAACCATTCACATTTAATTGTGTGTACAGTTCTTCAAATGATTCCACCACACCATCATAGGTATATCTGATATACCCAGTGTCCAGTGAAATATTATCCGATACTTGCAAGTCATATCCTGCATAGAAATCCACTTCCTTAGAAGTATCTTCATCACCTGAGAACTCAACTTGGGCCATATATGTACCCACATAGAATCCTAAGTCTGATAATACTTCACCTGTAAAGTGAACTGAAGGTAGTCCTCGTGATTGAGTGACTCCTCTCCAAACGTAATCTGAGTCGTAACCCACATTACCGTTTATTGAACCTGCGTATGCAGGAATTGTTAGGACTGATAACATCAATCCAAGCATAATATTTTTCATAATATATTTTCCTTTTTTATTGCTTTAAGCAACCTTTTCACGTCTGACCAACTCATTCATTATCTTTTGTTTGAGTTTGCCTTTCCCTTTCTTGGTTACCTCTCTTCCTAGATTGTCTGTTTCCTTACAGTTATCTAGTTCTTTGTTCAAAGTTTCTAAACTCTGACACTTCATGTAGTGGTGTTCGATGGTTACTTTCTTGGAACCTCTCTCCACCCTCTTACTTGATTCTTTTAATTTAATTGGCATAATTATCTCCCCTGGCCATTATATTTTTTATGATTTCTTTTCTTATGTTTATTCATCGTAGACATGGAAATCTTTGTTTTTCTTCCCCTTCCACCGTGACCTTGAGAAGAACATTTGGCCTTTGTATTTCTCGATGTTGCTCTTAGTCCTGACTTTCTCATTACTCCTCTAGGTGAATAACTGAATCACTTCTACTAATAAGATGAATGCAGTTAGGGTTGTTAAAATTTTCAATATTGTTATTTGTTTTCTCATTTACTTTCCTTGTTATAATTTTAGTTGTGTCTTTGGGTGCGTAGGTGCATCTTCTTCCAAAGTGTCATACTCTGTCATACTTTCTTGTTCTTCTTCACGAGGTGGTGCGAACCATATTGAGAGTACATATCTCTCTCCTGTAAGAATGGGTTCGACTCCATGCCACCTTTCTGTTGAATTGTTAAATGCAACCATTGACCCTGTATAAGGTGTTATTGTGTGACCGTCTAAGTGGAAGTTACCACCAGTGAAATCTTCATTCAAATTGAAGATAACAGTTCCTGTATCTCCTTCATCTGCACTATCTTTATGCCAGTTCATGTAGGATTCCATTGGGTAGTGTAATATTTGCATATATGCAATCGTCTCAAAGTCATCACCCCAAGGCACAAACTCATCAATCCATTCCATAATCTGATTGAAATCGGGATTAGTACCACCAATAAAATAAGAAGTAACACCACCCTCGTTAGTGAACTTAGCCTTATCTTGGTCTTCATCGTGTAAAGGGATAAAATGACCTTCGTGTTCTTCGTTTATAGACTTGAGTTCCGTGAATGGTGCTGCTTCATGCATATCAATCATTGCATCACATAAATTGATAGGAAGAGCTGCGTGTCCGATTATTAGCATTGGGTTATTCATAATTTATTACCATTGTCTTGAGGGGTGTAAGAAGTTTACTTGTGAGTATCTCCAAGAATCACCTGTATATTTAGAGTAGTCATCTATCCATGCTCCATGAATCCTATTGCCTGGAAATATGACACACCTGTTGAATTTTGCAGGGATTACCCTTCTTAATTCAAATCTATCTAACACTGGAAACAGTACATTCAAGTGTTCGTCATTAGATAACCATGTTCCTTCATAAACTGCAGTTCCACCGTCCTCTTCTTTATCCATGTAGATAATCATGTTCAAGGTGGATTCATTATCAGGTGTTGCGAGTTCTGAATCAGTGTGTGGATAGTGTTGTATCTTGTTATCAAAAACATTTAGTGTTTGGAAACAGTTAAATTCGTATATCCTATCCCAGTGATAATCTCCTTTGTGGAAGTATTTTCTGCATAGATTTACCACTCTCTCCATTTCATTTTCATATATTCTTGTTGGGTGTGCTATTTTGTCTGTAATCCTGCAGTCATTGTAGTCAATACCATTCCTAGTGTTTCGTTCTGTGGTGTATTTCCACATAGGATAATCTCTGTTCCTGACCCACTCATAAAGTGTATCAGGGTCTTCATAGAAATTATCTATGGTCAACACTTCACCGTCAAACTCTGCGTTTAGGGTTGCACTGAGTTTAAAAAGGTCGTCTAATATAAACGTTTTACCCGTCATGTTGTGCGTTCTCCTCTAAAAACTCATAGGACATATTATCCCCTGTTGTATTATTATCAAGGATTTCTGCGTGTTTAAGGTTAAAGGATATTGCAATGCGTTCATAATCATCTAGAATTTCATGTGCAGGTTCTACTGAATGCATAATGTAGGAAGGCCAGAATAGAAACTCACCCTCTTGTGGGTCATAATGAAATGCAGTATCACAACCTTCTACTCCGTCAAATATCATATTAGGGAATCCTTCCACTTCTTTTTCTCTATCCACTGCAAGGTGATTTGCGATTGCAGCTTGGTTTGGGTTGTAAAACTTTATTGGTTGATTTGATTTCTCTGTCTTGACATAATATGTTCCACTCATATGTGAATTGACATGATTATGTGTTGCGTGAGAATGTGGGCCGTTGTAGATACTTATCCATGCGAACAAGTGTATATCGTTTCTTGATAAATGACCTACTGGTTGTTCAAATACATTCTGACAAAATGCAATGTATGAGTCTTTGATTTGATTTGAGAATGACCTGAACCATTCCTCTTCATGCATTTTGGTTCTTATCTCTTCATTGAAATAGGTAGTGTACTCTTTGAATACGTTTCCGTCCTCTATCTCACCGACTAGGTCTCTACAACTTTGTGCGACTACTTCTACGTCTAGGTCTAAGTGTCCTCTTAGAAATGGTGTAGAGAACAAAGGCATTACATAACCTTCTGCAGGTGCATAAGGAGTCATCATTCCTTCATACAGAATTTTTTCTTCTTTTTGAGGTTCTCCGAAGACTTTCTCTTCGTGAGCAATTTGTGGGTCGGACTTTTCTCTTCTAACTTCCTGTTCCATTTCACCCGAAAGTCCTTCGGTTTTTTCCATCACTGGTGGTTTCATAATAAAATCTCTCTTCTTATTTAATGTTCAAATCAACATTCCCGTTTGATTCGTTAAATCTTTTAACTAACCATTTAAAATTGTTTACCAAGTATGTAGGGTAGTCGTCATAATGGCTTCCAAATGCACTATTCTCATCACAATAATCTAACCACATTCTAGTTGTGAATCCTCGAAATTTATCTGAGAAAACGTCTCTGAATGCCATGTCTTGCATTATTTTTTCACTTCTGCGACTACACCTTGAGAACCATCTTTCATGGTTACATTACGATACACTACAATTACTTCTCCAAGTTGTTTAATGTATCTCTTAATCTCTTGGTTATTCCTTATCATAACCTTGTAATCACCAACAGTCGTTGCAACAAATACAACCTCACCGTTGTTCATGTCCTTCATGTCATCAAGGAATCTATCAAGATATGTATATCCTTCTGTCCATTCGGGGTGTTCTTTGTCTTCCCATGCACAAGTCTTTGGTCTTTTGAATTGTTCTACACCTTCGTCATTAAACTTTTTAGGTTCAAATGAAATAGTTGCTTTACATGGATTGGCGATTCTCGCTTCAGATACCACATACCATTTTGGTGCAGTAAGGTCTAAATGACGGGGAAGTGTAGGTTGAATTATATCAATCTCTATTGGTTTACTTATTATCTCTACCTTTTTGTTTGGTAGTAACGAACAACTACTCGTTAGTATCGTCGCTAGACTCAAGATTGCTAATGTCTTTAGTGTCATTTTCTATCCCCTCGATTACTTCTTTTGTACCGTTATTGAATCTATTCTCCATTAATCCTGGCTTGACGGTTGCAAGTTTCTCAAAGTTATGTTTTGATAGGATTGATAGATATTTCTCTTTGTCTGCCTCAATTTCTGCGTTCTTTCGAGACATATTCTGAAGAGCTTTTGTTTGACGTTCATAATTCTCTTTGATTGCCGTTATGGTCGCCTTCTGTTCTTCGACTGCACTTTCTAATGCAATGTTATTTGCACTTAGTGTTGCGTTTTGTGTATAAAGGTAATATGAACTTAGACCAAGTACCAATATTATCCCTATGAAAAATTGTTGCATATTATAACTCCACTATTCGATAATCAAGACCGTTTGAACTTCTCAGTTCCACAACCTTCTTATCTGTATCTAAAAATTTAAGGTGTTTTTCTTTCTGAATGAGGAGTTTCTTTGAGACGTATTCGTCCTTAAACACATTCCCTGTTAGGTCTTGTGTTCTGAAAACTGTTATTTTATATTCAGGTCTAAACCAATATTTGATATTGTTCCAAATCTTTCTAAGTCGTGATTTCATAATATTCCTCTTACAAATAGACACCCCGAAGGGTGTCTATTATTTAGTCAACTAAAAAGTTCTCTTAGCTGTCATAAGTGAATAATGACCCACCATTTACTGCGGCTTGACCTGCGGCCAAGATTGCAGCTGAAGGACTTCCTATTCTATAGAAAGTTCCTGCTGGAGTCACATTCGTGTAGATGACATGACCTTGAGACTGTAACTTACCAATAGTTCTTGCTGGTGAAGTTAAATCGAAACGATTTCTCAAAGTAGACCATGCTACGTTTTTACCTTTTGAAAGTAGGTTTAACACTTTTTGCGTTTTGGATAAAGCCATTATATATTCTCCTATATAAGCGATGGTACTTTCCCAAGTCCACCTTTTGTATTCAACTTAATTGTTGAAGTCTGTTAAGAAACTACGGTAAATCCGTTTCTTAGTTTCTTTAATTCTTTTATAGTAGTGGCAGCACTAGTGTGGAGTATTCCTGTTCCACCGTTCGCTTCCCACGCCTCTATGTTCTTAGGTCTGTCGTCAATGAGGACACTTCCCTCAAATGCAAACATACCTTTTTGACTACCAGTCATTGTGCAAGTGACAACAACAGAAGGACTAACGTATTCCTTAATCCATTCGTTCTTATCAAACACTACCAATTCTCTGTTAATAACCCCTGCGGCTGTTAGTATTTCCCAAGGCAATCTTGTGTGTCTAACATATGCAACTAAGTCGTGCATATCGTCCATAGGTGGTAAGTTTCTGAATAGTCTTTTGTTGGTGAGTTCTTCTTTCCTCTCATCGTAGTCGTTTCTTCCAACTTCGTTGTTAGGAAAAGGGTCTCCTGTTAAGGTCTCAACCCCAGTGTTAAAATCGGCGAGGACTCCGTCCATGTCGATAAATATTCTTTTCACATTCATAATTAATAATCCCCCATTACGTTAATAGCTTACCATAAAACAGGGGTCGTTGTCAAGCTTTTAAGCAATAAAATCTCTAGGTTCTATAAGGTGTTTAGTGAATTCGGTCTGTAAAAATCTAAGATTTTCTCCGTGATTGACATATTCATCGACTGATTCATATGTGTCTTGACCATGTTGTCGTCTCTCATGACAGTTCTCACCGTACATATGAGCGCAATATTCTTCAAATGTCATCATACTTTTTCTCATTTATAGTACCATTATACACTATAATGAGGGTCTTTGTAAAGGGGTTTTTTAAATAAATTTGTCTCTTCCTACCCAAAACATATTGAAGATTTGAGACTCCATTTTGTATGCTTCTTTCTCCCATGGCTGACGGGAATATGGTGTTTTTCCATGATATTTTCTCTTAAATCTTTGCAATTTAGGTGATAATTCACCCTTAATGAACTGTTTTGCATGGATTAATTCGTGTGCGAGGTTCAACATCATTTGGTCATGCGTGAATTTACTCCCATCTTCGTCCAATCTGTTCAATTCTATGTCCACTACCCCCACATTTCCTGAACAAGTTGCGTAAGTATAGTCGCCCAGTTCGATGGGTCGTGACACTATGTGTAATGATAAGTCAACATTACGTCTTAATCTTGGGTGTAAGTGGTAGATGACATCAGTAACGTAGTTATAAATGTCTTGTTTTCGTGCAATTTGACCCGAAATGTCTATGTTTACCATGTAGTATTTCATCCTAAATTTAATACTCTTTTATTCTGTTTCAACCTCATCTATAAATTCTACTTCATCTTCAGTTCTTTCTTCTCCACAAAAAGGGCAAAATTCAATATTATATTGATGTGAATCCATTTCATGATGAACTTCACTCTCACTCTTGCAACCATTACAATGTACTCTATAAATCCGTATCATGTAATTTCTCTCCTAATATTTCTTCCCATGCATTATCAAATGATTTCTTTTTACCGTCAATGGTAATGAAGGGGACTTGGTGGTTTGGGTGAAGTGCGGCTTTCTGAAAATCCTCTCCTTGTGTATAGATACGAATTTCATTCTCTACAATATCAAGTGTCTTCAACAGGTGAGTGATTCTCATATCTTCTATTCCCTGTTTTGATTTGGGATTTAAGTATGCGTGGATTTGTTTCATAACTTCACTGCGAGTAGTATAAAGATACCCATTAATATTACAGTCATAAGGAACATAAGACCTGCGAGTATAGTGTGATACCATATCCACCTTGTCTTATATGCATTTTCAATTGTTAAATCATCAGGGTCAGGCGATGCAATTTCATGTTGTTTTAGATTAATTGAATCCACAACTTTGTTTGCAATCCTATCCTCGTCTTTCTTTAATGCAATTTTCTGTTCGAGTTCTTTCTCTTCTTTAGAGACCCATAATATTTGATACCATTTCTTCATTCGTAATCTCGCTCTATATCTGATGGATTATCTTCGTAATCATCTATTCTTCGTGTGTTGTTATTCCAAGCTTCAAATTCTGTATAACCACCGATATATTCATCGTCTGAAATAATTTGTGGAAATGTTCTTGCGTTAGGAAATTTCTCAAAGAGTTCTTCTCTTGTAAAGTCAACGTCTAACTGTAGGTATTCGTAATTGTATCCTTCTCTCTCTGCAAGTGCTTTTGCTCTATCACAAAAAGGACATTGTGGTTTTCCATATATCTTTATCATAATTTAAATCCTTCGAATGTGTCGTCTCTAACATCTTGTTTAATACCACCAATGACGTACGACTCAATCTCTGTCTCTTGTGGTGCATTCTGTAATCCTCTACTGTTGAACCAGTGTGTAGTCCAAGGCAATGGATTGTTAGTCGAACTTCTGTCATATATAGGGTTCAGTCCGATTGCACGGAGTCTCTTGTTTGCAATGAACTCAACGTAGTATCCAAGTAAGTGTGTGGATAAACCAATCATTGAACCATGTTTGAATAAGAAAGTGGCCCAATCTTTTTCTTGTTTAACTGCATCTTCATACATTTCATAAACTTCTTTTTCACAATCTTTCATGACCTTTAACATGACTTTATCTTTCTCATGGTTCTGATAACACTTCAATATGTGTTGTGTAATTGCAAGGTGTTGTGCTTCATCTCTTGCAATCAATGATATGATTTTTGCACTCCCTTCCATAAGTTTCGCTTCCCCGAATGCGAATGAACACGCAAAAGAAACGAAGAATCTGATACCTTCTAAGATGTTAACTGATACTAGTGCAAGGTAAAGTGCCTTATATAAATCGTAATCGTCAATTTTATGACCCATTTGTTTACGTCTTCCTATATCAATAAACTCATCATATTTTTGTGTAACCGATTCTGCACGAGTGATAATTGCTGGTTCGTCAAGTATAGTGTCAAAGACATCACTAGGGTCTGAATAAATGTTCTTAATGATATGAGTGTAACTCCTTGAGTGGATTGTCTCCATAAAGTCCCATGTGATTATACATGATTCTAATTCAGGGATTGTTACGAATGGTAGGAATGCGATTGCAGGAGCACGTCCTTGAACACTATCGAGTAGTGTTTGGTATCTTAGGTTTGATGTAAAAATGTGTTTTTGTGCTTCTGTTAGTGTTTGATAATCACTTCTATCTTTCTGTAAAGACACCTCTTCGGGTCTCCAAAAGAATCCCAACTGTCTCTGCGTGAGTTTATCAAATATAGGATACTTGAACTCGTCAAATCGTTGTGTGTTTAATTCTTCTCCAAAAAAGATTTTCTCTTTTGTAAAATCTACTTTCTTTTTATTAAATACCGTCATGTTTCCTCACCTTGTCTTAATCCCCAATGAGAAATAGGTAAATGATTTGATAATACATGATTGTTATCGAAAGATAATTTCCAACCAAGATAGTTTTCTACTTTATGATGTTTCAAATCTCTAATATGTCCTTCCCATATAATTTTTTTATCTTTTATTTTATTTTTGTATATACTATTGTGCATAAGATTACCATAGTAATCTTCTAAAAACTTTTTAGAGTATTTAGAATGAGAAGGTATATCTATATCTGCCCATTCTGTTATAGATTCTCCGTCTATATCTGATAACTCTACCATGTTGGGATATAACTTATCTATAAAATCATTCTTCTTTGCATACTCTACTAAATCTAGTATGTGGCCAACTTCTAACTCCTTATCTCCTTCTTGATAAAATCTTCTAAGAAATCTTTTCTCATTCCAAAATTCTGATGTTAACCATTCGTGTAAATATATGTCACATTTAGGTAATTCTGTTTCAAGTAAATCACCATGAATATACTCTACACTATCTCCTAGAGTCTCTTTCATTCTATCGATAAGTTCACCCCTTCTTTCTAATGCATATACTTTCTTTGCACCATACTTGACTGCAAGGTAACATAATATGCCTGAACCTGCACCTAAATCTATAACTACTTTGTCTTTAACATTCTTTGAAATCCAATCTTCATATGATTTGTTTCTCTGAGAATCAGTAAAACAATATGCAGTTTTAAAGAATCCTAATGATTCATTATCTTTTAGATATAATTTTTTCTCTCTTTCCGATAACTCTACATCTTCAATGTGGGAATAATTATTGATAAACTCTTCAGGGTTAAACCAATCGTGCATTCCCTGACTCCACTCATTCCAAAATTTCATTGCTTCAGTAAAATAGGGTTGTTGGTCTTTACTTGCGTGGTAACGACTTAGTCTACCATCATATGCAAAAGTACTCGTTGTTCTGTGGTCACTACTTCCTTGATTCTTTACACCATAGTGATCTGTAGTAAACTTATCAAGGGTCGTTATTCTACCATTATGATTAACAAAATGTAAAAACATATGGTAAGAGTAATCTCCTAAGAAGGTATCTCTCCAATGTGGTGCATTAGGGCCTTGATAAAGTAACACATCACCAACTTCTAGTGATACTGGTGTTCCTGTTCTTTCGTGGTGTGGGATATTCTGCATTTCTTCAAAGAATTTATCTTGACCATTACCTCGTGCAAGATTAACATAATTTTTATCACTTTGTACCCAAATCTTCCAAGGCGTATTATCGTCTGACTTATACTTAAGACAAATTGTTGCACTGACTTCGCATGAAGGTCGGTCACTATGTGCTTTTAGATATGCACCTCTATCATATTTTCTTGAGTATGAATAAGTCTCCACTAAGTCCATATCAATAACGTTAGCTAGATTATCTCTTAACCATCTATGTAATGCAACTGCAGGTGGGAAGGTATGACAACCCTGACTTTTTTCTAGGGATTCTTTAGGTGAATCATGAATAATATCATGTTCTCTTTCAAAAATTGTATCATTCCACTCTTGATTATGTTCTATGGTCTTCCAATTATCCATAGTCATATCAATGATTACTTTAGGAATAAAGTTTCTTAGAATAACATAACCCTGAGTCTGAAACTCTCTAGTTAATTCGTTCGTCCAACCTGTTACTGGTTTTGGGTCATCGCCGTCAAACTGTTTTGTTTTGAAAGTTTTATCTTCATATCGCACAGGCATTTTTATATCTCACTAGATAGCGCAAGCATCACAATCTTCCTCACTATCGGGACTATCCAACATAGGTGGAATGTAATCATTCATTGCTGAATTTTCATCCTTTACTACGTCTTCTGTTTTCCCGTCCATTGTATTTTGATAATATGATGTCTTCCAACCATACTTAAAGGTCTTCAACATATCACCTGCAAGTATTGATACAGGAACTTCACCATCTACAAACTTTTCGGGATTGTAAGACCAATTCCCACTGATTGCTTGGTCAAAGAACTTCTGCATTACTGCAAGTGTCTTTATATATCCATCGTTACTTTCCATATCCCATAGTAGGGTATAGAAGTTCTTGAGGATACTGTATTGTGGAACCACTTGTTTAAGTGTTCCTTTCTTACTCTTCTTGACTGAAAGGTAGTCTCTAGGTGGTTCAACACCATTTGTTGCGTTAGAAACGACTGAGGAACTCTCAGACGGCATTTGTGCAGTCAATGTGGAGTGTCTTAGACCATGTTCTTTAATCCTAGTTCTAAGACTTTCCCAATCACATTTTAAATCATTAGGGGTGATTTCATCAACGTCCTTCTTATAGTGGTCAATAGGTAGTTTACCTTCTGAATACTTAGTTTTATGAAAGTAATCACAAGCACCCTTTTCTTCTGCAATAGTATTAGAGGCACATAGAAGTTCATACTGGAACTTTTCTGTAAGTTCATGAACTAGTCTATGTGCTTCAGGGTCTTCATACTTAACCTTGTTCTTCGCAAGGAAGTGTGCAAGACCGATATATCCAATACCTAACGACCTTCGTGCTTTGGTCGAGCGTTTTGCAGCTTCTACAGGGTACTGTTGGAAATCTATAAGTTCCTCAAGTCCTCTCACTGCGAGGTCGCATAGGTTGGATAATTCTTCTAATTTAATTGTACCAACATTGATTGCAGATAGAATACAAAGTGCAATCTCACCGTCTCCGTCTATATGTGTAAGTGGGTCTGTTGGTAGTGTAATCTCTTGACATAAGTTACTCATGTATACTTTATCAGTAAATGAACTATGGGTGTTACAGTGGTCTATATTCATGATATAGATACGTCCAGTCTCTGCACGTTCTTTTAACATATCAGTAAACAAATCTCTTGCACTTACTTTTGTTTGTGGAATAGAATATGCACGTTCATACTTCTCGTATAATTCATCAAATTCTTTTGTCCCAAATGCCTCATATAGTCCAGGCACATTGTGTGGACTGAATAGTGTAATGTCTTCGTTATTAATGAATCTCTGATAAAAGAGTTGTGATATCTGAATACTGTAATCTAGTTTTCTGACTCTGTTGTCTTCTGTTCCCTTATTGTTTTTAAGTACGAGGATATCTTCGATTTCTTGGTGCCAAATTGGGAAATGGACTGTTGCGCTTCCACCTCTGACTCCGTTTTGGGTGCAACTTCTAACCGTTGCTTCAAATTTCTTAAGAAAAGGGATAACTCCTGTATGTTGAACCTCTCCGCCTCGTATTTTAGAACCAAGTCCTCGTATTCTTCCTGCGTTAATTCCAATTCCAGCTCTTTGTGCAACGTATCTTCCGATTGCCATGTCACTCGTAAAGATTGAATCAAGGGAATCGTCTGAGTCCACGAGTACGCATGAAGCGAATTGTCGTAAGGGTGTTCTGACACCTGCCATGATTGGTGTTGGGATATTGATTTTATGGGTTGATATTGCATCGTAGTATCTTTTGACATAATCTAGTCTCCTCTCTTTGTCATAATTGTGGAATAGAGTCATTGCAATTAACATATACATGAATTGGGGTGTTTCAAATACTTCTCCATTACTTCTATCTTGGACGAGGTATTTGTCTACAATTTGTTGTAGTCCTGCGTATGTAAATGTTATGTCTCTTGAGTGTTTAATGTACCTGTCGCATTGTGCAACCTCTTCTTCAGTGTACATATCAAGAATTGCAGGGTCATAGACCTTCTTATCAATGTTTCTTTGTATTATATCAAATAAAGGTGGATAGATTTCTGAGTCTTTCCACTTAGTGTTGAACACTTGTTTCTGAATACGATATAATAGTAGTCGAGCTGCGACAAATTGGTAATTGGGATTTTCTAGTGTGATTAAATCTGATGCAGATTTTACTAGAATTTGTTGAATATCTTTTGTTGTAATTCCGTCATAAAATTGAAGACCACTATTCATTTCGACTAAGGATTCTGATACCCCTGCAATCTTCTTACACGCCTTATGAACCATTTTATGAATCTTATCCAAGTCAATATTTACTTTTGAACCGTCTGACTTAACTACTAACATTGGTGAGTTCATACTTTCTTATACTCCATAAATTTCGCTTTCGCTGAGAGTCCTGAGAAAGAACACTCGTTAATTATACTTACTATTTCTTCTGTTGGTATCCCATTAGATACCATATCATTAATATCTTTCAAATCACCGACTCTTCTATCATTCCAAATGCAAACTTTCCAACCTTCATTGATAACGTGTTCAATCTTCTTAAGGATTTCCACATTTCTTGGTTCGTTGTCATAGACTAGAACTGCATTTTCTTTAATGCTGTCGTCCAGTTTGGTGAAGTCACTACCTGCAACTGCGATTGCGTTGGGTAGGAATAAGGAATCAATTGGCCCTTCTGTCACATAGATAGTTTTCGATTTATCTACTGTATGTAGGTTGAAAATAAGAGGTTGGTCATCGTGAAATTTCATGGTCATATATCGCAATGGACTGTTGTTCACTGCACGACCACTTAATCCAATCAACTGATTCTCCTCGTTATAAAATGGGATGATGATTCTTGGGTCTGTACCCAAAACTCTGTCCTTATACTTCTCCGATAACATCGATAAACTTTGAGGTGTTGCAGTATACCATAGGTCTTTATGATGGACTTCGGGTATCATCCTTTCGTTCAGATAATCTCGAGCAACAGAAACCTCAGAACAAGGCTTCATCAGAAACTTCAAGTTATCGACTGTCATAATATTACTTGTATTTAGAGATTCTTCTTTCGCTTGAAACTTGAATTTACTAGAACTTGGCATCTTTTTTTTCTTCGGTTTGAGTCCTTTTTCAGTTAACCACTCTTTCATGTATTCTTTATGAATAATAGGAAAATGTTCTTTTAAAAAGTTGATTGTTGAGGTAGATTTACCACAATTATGACACTTATAGACATAACTCTGCTCTATGACAAAGTGATAGCCACGTGCTTTATGTTGATTTTTTTGGGAATCCCCACAATAGGGACATCGGTGATTAAGGGTTGTATCCCCTTTCCATTTGGCCACGTCCAAATGGGACACGACCATAGATAAGTATTTTTTCTCTAACCAAAGCATATCTCCTATTATACAGGAAATATGCGTTTTTTACAAGGGGTTTTAAGCGTCTATTAGAGCTTGTACTTCTGCGATTTGTGCTGTGTTTGTTGTTACACTACCATCGTAAGCAACTTTCTGAGCGTCGTCTGAAGCCATGGAATCGTAACCTGAAGGTTTAACGGGTTTTCCGTCTCCTGTTTCGAACCATGTTTTTCTTCCTGCCAAGTTATCTAAGCCTGGGATTGTAGGTGTATCATATCCTTCGGGTGCAGCCATGTTGTTCTCCTAATTTTGAGGGTTTATAGGTTTATTTATGCTATCCATGTTCTTGATTCGAGTCTTTGGCACCTGTAAAACGTATCTTTTTTCAATTACTGGTGGTTTTTTCTCTTCTTCTTCGACTCTACCTCTTGCAACCTGTCCTACACTACTAATCAATAGAAGCACTGCAAGTGGGTCAAACACGAAAATTAACATATAAATGACCCATCTAACTGCGTTGTCAAGGTACTTGACACTGTCCTCTTGACCGTATATTACCTCTGCAATGTACTTAATTGGCCCAACTTCACGTTCTAGTGTAAGGATAATTTGTTCTGAGTCAAACTTTTCTAACTTTAACTCATCTATTGTATCATATGTTTCGTCTATTAGTAAGTTGTATTCATCAGTTTTTGCAATTATTTCGTCTGCATCACCAGTTGACGCTTGTTGCAATCTTTTGATTTCTGCGTTTGCATCATTTATAGTGTCTTGTGCTTGTCTTCTATACCTATCAATATTGTCTGTTTGCACTTTAATATCTGCACGGATTTGTTCTCTTTGTTCTTTCTGTTGTTCAAAGAGTGTATTCGCTTGTGCAACATAATCTATTGTTTCAGTCTCTGCACCCTGAAACACTCCACCTTCATCTGTAGTAATAACTTCTACACCTTTGTCTCTTAGACTATTAACTGCAGAATCCAGTGTTGTGATTTGTCCTCTTAAACTTTGTATTTGTCCTTGTGCGTAATCAATATCACCTTGAACTCTATCCCACGCACCATCTCTAATTTCTTCTTGTTGGGAAATTGAACCTGATACATCTACTTTTGCAACACCTAGTGTACCAATACGGCCTTCGTAAGTTTCAATTTTATTTTCTTCCCGTGCAATCAGGTTATCAATTCTTGTAACTACTGATTGTGCTTGTGCAGTATCACCTGTTTGTTCTGAATGTGCTTTTGATAGGTATCCAAATATACCCAATGATGTGATTAACATAAGGACAACGACCATTAATGCCATTATCCATTTTTGATAATTGAGTCTTTCCCAAAAGAGGTGGAGATAAGCTGCAGTAATGATTTTACCGAACTCTAATGAACCTGCCATAATAACAATGCCCATAAATGCACCTGCAAATATTGTTGCAAGTCCAAGTACTGAGAAATATGCGGCTATACCTGCAATTCCCACCGATGTTATCAGTGCAAGATAATTCAAAAATTTCATAATTTATTTGTTTCTTTTTAAAACCTCGTATGCATCATCATACATACCTTTCTTCTTTTTCTTCCTTACTATTGGTTTATCTGTTGCGACAGCACTACCTGTTGCGTTCATTGGTGCATCTTCCCACACCTTAAGAGTCTTTTTCATCTCTTCGTTTTTGTTCCTCTTAAATTGTGCCCAAAAGTCAGCTCTCGCTTTCTTAGACATTTTTGCTCTATCTTCCCATTCAGAAGGTTTTAATTTCATTCTGCTTTCTTTAATATAAGTCATCGCCAGTTACCAGTACCCTATCGTTTTCACAAAATCCTACATAAACTGTTAGTCCAAACACCATGCTGTGTTCTGCAACTATTGTTACTTCAGATTTTGGAAGATAGGTTTTTTTGTTTTGTTCTTGTAATTGTCTTTTAAGACGGTATATATGTCCTACTTCTAAACTAGGAATGTTAGTAGTTTCAGTAATCATATCAGGGTGTAAAAGACCTTCTGACTTGAGATGTCTATAGAATTTTTCACACAATTCGTCCATTTGGTCTTCGTCTAAGTGTGTTTCCTCTTTGAGTAACAACAGTGCGACAGCGTAAGATGCAAATGCAGTCTTACCAAACGGAACCTTGTTTAGTATTCTCTTAAGGTTGAATACTAACCTATGGAGTAAAGTATAAGAGCTCTTTTCCTTTGTACCGTCAGGTTTTTTCTCTTTGATTCTCATACCTTTATCGTCTATAAGACCATATTTGTATGCATCAAACTTTTTCCAAGGCGTTGTCAACATCTTTAGAATACGAAATATAATTAATGTATCTACTATCCTCATATATCTATTTAGGTCAATAAAACCCTCTAACTGGAGCTCCGAGAGGGAATCGAACCCCCGACATCTTCATTACAAGTGAAGCGCTCTGGCCTGCTGAGCTATCGGAGCTTATAAATCTCTCAGTTTTTGTGCAAGGACATCGTTAATTGGAACTTCTGTATTCCATGATTCATCGATGTACCCTAAGTATAAAAGCATTGTTTTAATGGAAGTCCAATAAGACTGTTCAGTGATTTTGAAATCTAACATTCTCATTGATGCATCATATCCAAAGACATTGAATATGGTAATAAGGTGATTTAACATGAGACGTTCTCTTAACTCACCTGCCTCATGATAACGGTGTAGGAGTCGTTTAAGGTATCTAAACCTTCTTAAATCTTCTTGGAACTCCTCTAAGTCTGCACATTGAGGGTCATCATAGTTTTGCAGTGCGAATGCACTAAAATTTTTTACAGTGAGTTTGTCGAATAGACCCATACGTTTTCCATAATATAATTAAATCTAAAAGTATTTAGTACTTTTAGATAGAGCCGTATACTTTAAAAGAACCTGTTTCTAATTTCTCCACTCTAAGGTTTAGTGTAACGACTTCTGTTTTTTCATCAAATTCGTCATGTGGAGTGTCTACGGATTTACCGAATTGGTCTCCATATCTTTTCATACTAACTTGATAATCACCCGATTCAGTAATTTCAGGGTGTTTATCAAGTGCGAGACCAAGTTGTCCTAGTTTTGCATCGATTTGACCGACAGCAGCACTAGGATTTAAAAATTCACTAACTGCACAATGTCCAAGAATGGCATTAATTCTTGATTTGACTTCAGGGTCGTTTATGTCATGGGGAACGTGTTGACTTTCTAAACCACCTACTTGTGTATGTGAATGAGTTTCTGCTATAAATTCTGCAAATTTTTTCATGTTATTATCCTATTATTCCAACTTTCACTGCAAGTACTTCTGCGTGAGCAGCGAATACTTCGTCTGTTGGGTTTTTTGAAATTATTTCTGTACCACCACCAGCAAGTGTAAATGTTCCGATTAGAGCATTCGCACTTGTTTCTACTGATACCAATCTTGCAGTTGTTCCACTATTGTGAACTCTCACTGCAGTTGAAGTACCAAAGTTTGAACCGTTAGTTGTGCTCGTAGCACAAGCTGCTTCTGTTCCTAGTACATTTAATTTCATTTTAACCTACCTTATGCAACAACTGTCAATGTTCCAGCAGAAGTTCCGATACCAGCAACAGAAGTAATGGTTGCGTTACCACCACCAACTGTATCTACTATTGTTGAACCACCTGCGTGAGCGACAGCATTTGCACCAAAACTTAACACATCATCTGCATTTGTAGCGGCGTTTGCAGCTGCAATTGCTAATGTGAAGGTGAGTTGGTTAGTTGTTGAACCTGATGCGTATACAAGAACGTGTGGGCCTCTGCCTGAACCTGAACCCTGATTACCGTTAGTTACGGATAATGTAGGTGAACCTGTTACTGTTACGTTTTCGTTATAACTTACAGTTGCAGAAAGTGTAAATCCAGCAGATTTATCTGCTGTTGTTGTTACCCAATCTATCGCCGTAATGTCTGCCTGTCCAATACTTGTTGCAAGACCGTTAGCTGCGACTAAAACTTCCTCTAGGGTTCTTGCCCCTACAGTTTTTCTTAGCACCCAACCAGCTGCCGTAGCAAATGTATTTGATTTGTCTGTTGCTGATAACCACTTAGGTTTTGATTCATCAGCGTCTGATACTCCCCATAATGCCATTTTATTTTCCTCTCTATTGTTTATTGGCAAATTTTAGTATGCCATTAAAATTGGTTTTGAAAGACCTAATGTCTTTCTGTAATAATATAAGGTATTTAGACCGTTCAGGTGTCTTAAGTCGCATCAAAATGTCGTGAACTTTCTCTGCATCCTTCCACTTAACCTTCATCTTCTTCATGTCGTCTGTTCTAATGTCTTGGTCTCTCTTAGTATCAATCAACTTTTTGAGTTGCATTAAAACATTCGCATCGGGTCTATGTTGCATTCCTGATGCTTCTGAACCCATTGCCCAAATCGCTCTTTGGATAACTTCATCTTCACCAGCCTCTGCGTACTTACCTTTTGCCATTGAGGATATTTTATCCAACATGGCTCTCAATTCTTTTTCGTTTTTTGCTTTCGCAACGGCACGTGCAACCTTTTGATTACCTGCATCGGACATCATTCCGAAGTCTGCAACCTTTTCCATGACTTGTGCGACTTTCTTCGCCTCTCCCTTCATGTAACCTAACTTTTTAATCTTCTCCTTAAAAGTTCGGTATCTAGCGTCTATTCTGTCCATTAGAATGACTTATATATTTCGTCATAGTTGGAATATTGACTTTTAGCTTTCGATAACATAGCGTCCAAAAGACCTTTTCTGATATTTACCATATCAGTCGTCATATGACCTTCCACTTTGTGCATTTGAGATAATAATTCCATCATTTTCTTGGCACTTTTTTCATTCATTATTTTAGCTAAATGTAAAACACTACCATTATGGTCATTTCTATCTGTCATTTTTTCTAACTTAACAATTTCTGATTGTGGTATCTCTTTCTTCTCATTAAGAGAATCTTCCCACATTGCACGAATAGTATCAAACTGATTCATACTAAGCTTTTCTTCTGAAATCGACATCTTTAGGTTCTCTAATTCTCAATTTCTTTAGAGTATCTTCAATTGCCTTTACAGTTTTATTTTGGTCTTTGATATTAGTAATGAACAAACTTGTATCTCCGTCTTCCATTGTAGAAAAACCAACCTTTTTTTCAATTTTCTCTAGTTCTTTCTTTAACTTTGTATAGTTAGATGGTTTCAAATCCATCAATACGATTTCTTCGTTTACTTCAGATTTTTTTTTTGCTTCTTCTTCAGTTTCTTCTTTCTTACCGTCTTTACCTTTTTCGGATTCACCATTCCAATTTGCATCGATGTAATCAAAGAATTCCTTCTTCTTTTCACCGTCTAATTCTTCAGGAGACGTGACGTTAAATTTCTTCAATACTGAATCAAAGAATTTTTTGTATTCTGCAGATGACTCGATAACTTTTTTAGACGCTTCTAATAGGTCGTCTGACAACCCTAGTTGAAATCCTGTAAAACTCATTGTTCTAACTCTCCTGATTCGAAATAATCGAATAATTTTTGTTTGTTTTCTTCGTTAAGAGACATTGATTTCGCAAGTCTACCTAACATATTTTTCTCTGTTAACTTATCAACAGAATGAGATTCTTCATCTGATTCTTCAACAACCTCTTCAACAGGAGCTTCTTCAGTTACTTCCTCTGAAGGTTCTTCCATTTCATTAAGAAGAGCATCAATCTCTTCATTGATTAACTCCTCTTCAGTCTTTTCTACAACAGGTTCGTTTGCCTCTTTCAGACCTTCTCGAACCCTTAAAAGAGCCTCTTTCCAGTTTTCTGTTTTTAGTGTCATATCTTTATTTATGTTAATTGGATTCTAACCACCAATTCATCTACTCCCCTTTCTAGGTTTCCTTTCATTCGGTATTCTTTACCCAGTTCTAATTCAATTGGCATATAACCTCGTTCTCTCATACACCACCCATTACCACTTAGAATATGCATGGTAGTTTTCATACCATTTTTTAATTCCAAAGGCACCGAATCAGTAAATGTCCTGATTAAGTATTTAATTCCTGTCCCATGTTGTTCCGTAAGAACATCTTTGGTCATTAACCTTCCCTATATTTAGTACTAACTTTTAATAGATTTTATGAAGTCTCTTTTACCTGCTTTGTACATTTGCACAACACCACTATGGTCTGTTATCATGTACATTGACTGGATTGCTTCTAATTCTTTTGGTTTTAACCCTTTAATCTCTTTATTCCAGTAGTTCGCAATGTTCTTGTTAACTCCTTTCTTCTGAGGTATATATTGGTCGCCTTCAAGCTTTATATCACCTGCAATTGGTGAGTTTTCTTTGAACATGAATCCTACTTCAGGAACCTTTTGTTCTGTTCCATAGTTTGCATAGTTAAGTGCTTTTACAACGTCCTTATTCTTTGAGAGACCTTTCTTCATCTTCTCAATACCTTTGATTGCGTAGGTCATTGCGCCGCCATGGTCGAGTGCGAACTCAACTGCTTTTCTTACTTGTTTATCTCTGACCTTATGTCTTCGGAAGTATACTGAAATTTCTTGTCCAGTAAGTTTAGAACCGTCCATTTTACCTTCTTTGATACCCAACTCTTTCATTTTTGCTTTAATGATAGGTCTTGCATCACCTTTTGGATTTTTCTGACCTGCTTTATATAAGTCATCAAACAAACCATCATCACCAATAAGGTCATACAGTTTGTCAGAGGCATCATCACCGTCTTTACCTAAGACAACTGGTTTCTTCAACAAGTCTTTTAATTCTTTCTTTTGTTTAGAAGTCTTTGGTAATGCCCATGTTCCTTCACTAATTGATTCACCGTCATGTTCAACATGAGCATAATCAACTCCAGGCTTTCCGTATTTCTTCTTAATCTTTTCTACTTTTTTGGCTAAAGGATTAAGACCTAAATCTTCATCTGATTCAATACCTACAGAAAAACCACTCTTACCACCTCTGAATTTTTCTTGGTCTATCGTAACATTTTTTGTTACACTTTTGATATATGGGTCTTTAAGGAAATTGTCTAAAGATTTCTTATTATAGAATACAAATCCCCAATTACTCTCACTAATTGATTCTTTGATTTTACCTTTCATTATATCGTCTAAATCTCTGTCTAACCAATCAATAAAATCATCAGGGTCATCGGTGTTAACTTCACCATTATCCATTGCCCATTGCATTAAGTCGGCTTCTAATTTTTTGGATAGTTCTAGATTACCACTTCTTTGTACTTTCTGAAGTTCTCTTTTGTGTTTACGAACGATGTCTTTCATCTTCATAGACCTTTCGTTTAAAGTTTCTTCTTTAACACCCATTACTTTATGTGCAATGTGTACTAGAGTTTGAATGTTTGATTTCTCCATTTTACCTTTGTTTTGGTCGTTTACTTTATCGTAAACTGTTAAAATCATAGATGCAGTGAACATATCTAACATGATTCCACCAACTTTTGTTGCAGATTTAGTATCCACAATCTTTTTGATATCTGGCATTAAGTCTTTTGCTTCAAGTAATGAATCATAGTTTCTAAGAATTTCTTCACCCATTTTCATAGGTTTCTTCTTTTGACTGTAGTAATCTTTAAGAAATTCTTTTGCTTGTGCAATTGAAACTGGATAGTCTCTTGCGATTTCTTTTGCTGTCGCACCATTTTGAATGTCTTGGAATAGTTCACCCATTTTACCTTCTTCGAGGTCGTCATTGATTGATTCTGTAATACCAAGTTTTTTCATCTCTTTTTCAATCTCTTTGTTGATTGATTTAAGAGCATTTAATGAAGGATTTGCAACCCCTGACTTGTTTTGAGCTTTGTCAATTGCTTGCATCTCTTTTGCTTTCTTCATTAGTAAGTCTGAGTATTTTGCATACTTACCTTCTTCTATTTCAACAGACTCACCCAGTACTTTAATTCCTTTACTCTTAAATTTTTTCAGAACTTCAAGACCAACTTTACCAGCATCATCACCTTGTATATACATATCTCCGTCCGACCAACTACTCATTCCACTACCTGTTATTTGGTCAGCATCAATGTCTTCTATATCTAGTCTATCAGATACATCTTTGGTAAAATTAAAGATAGCATATGCATCCTTTTTCTTTATATTTCTAACAACAACATCATAATGATTCTTTTTTACAGGTTTATAGTTAGGTCTGCTTGCTTCTGATACAGTTTCTTCTAGGGGTTTAACGAAGTTATCGTCAAGTTCTTCATTGTAAGGGAAACCTTTAAGGGGATTTTGGAATACCTGCATGAAAGACTTTTTCTGTTTGTCTTTCTTCTCTTCAATCACTTCTTTGATACCTGCAAGATACTTCTCTACACTTTGGTTAGGTGTATCCTCTTGGTATGCCTTCAAAGTTTCAGGAGTTCCAACTTCGTGGACTCCATTATTGTGTTTATTTCCTGCCATTTTATTATCCCCTTTTTTGATTTGCATAATAGGCTGCAACTGCCATTTTTTTAATTTCTTCTGCACTTTGGTTTTTAAACTGAGGTGCATCTGAACTTTTGAAATCGTTTATAAAATCTTTTATCGATGCGTTTTTACTTAACTTCTCTCTAAGTCTAGGTTCTGTTCTGTTATACTTCTGAGATACAACCGATAAATTACCCTTGTCATTATTTAATGGATTATTGTCCTTATGATGAACATCTTTCTTATCAAAAGGTTTTACCTTTCCTTCTTTTTCTAATGCTCTTCTTGCTCTTTTACGAGCTGCATTTTTTTCCATTTGTTCTGGCCTAGAATGATAGTTTGCTCTTTCTTTAGCATAGTTCCTACCTTCTTCTATATCATCACCAAACTTAAGGAACAACTTTCCTTTTTCTTGTTTCTTATCTGTAATCTTCGCACCAACAAATGACCCTAAAGTATTTAACATACCAAGACCTTTCTCTTGGTTCCTTGTAATCTCTTTACCAACTTGGTTATTAATCTTTTTCATAACCGTATCAATGATGTGTTGGATGTCTGAGACTAATTTACCTTCTTCAACAGACTCATTTGCAGATTGTTTCTCTGATGCTTTTCTTTCTGCATCACGTTTCTTTTTAATTGCAGTATCTACAGTTTCTTTCTCTTTTGCGCCTGCAAGTCTTTCATTTTCTCTATCATGTTCATCTTGAAGTGCTTCGACTTCTTGTTCATGTTTCGCTTTAAGTCTTTCCATTTCCTCAACTTGTTTCGCTTTTGCAAGTGCAGTCTGCACTGCAACGTTGTCTTCTTCTGCAAATAAAGACTTAAAGTTCTCTACTTTATCATCACGAGAACCTTTTTGTGCGTTAAGTATTTGGTTTAAAATATCCATATAATCTATTTATGCTTTTTAGCAATTAACTCCTGTTCTTTCCATGCGAGAGCAACCTTATTAGTGGGGAATTTAGTACACCAAGTCATCATTGCACCATATAACTTAGACGCTTTACCCTGTAATGATTGAACAGTATCGTCATTAACGATTTCTATAAAGTCCTTTTTAAATATTCTCTTGAATATATCTGCATTTTTCTCTACTGCCTCATGTTCTTTCACTAGAATCTCAGGTGGTAGTGTTCTTGCTCTCATTGAATTGAGTCGTTGTGCAAGGTCTAGACTTGTTTTAACAAATACCATTTTATACTCATATCCTAATGCATCTAGATTCTTCTTATACCCCTGAATCTTACCTGCTTTTGCACTTGTAGTGTCAAAGATTAATCCCAGTCTTGCAGGAACATGGATATCCATTTGTTTGGTTGCAATACCTTTTGCCTTTGCACGAAGTTTATCTCTTTCGGGGTTGACTGTTCCACTACCAGTCTTAGTCATTTTCATAGACATTTTTGCATCTTTCATAAGTCGTTCAAAGTGAGTGTCACTATTGATTGTTTTAAGTCCTAGTGCCTTAAGTGAGAGTGCATCAACCACTGTTGATTTACCTGAACCTGGCCCACCCATTAAGAAAACTGCTTTGAATATGCCTGGGTCGTAAACACCTTCTTGTAATAGGTCTTCAAACATATAGTTAGGCATTGTTTCTTCTTTAATACCCATACCACTTCTAACTTCTTTGTATAGTAGTTCTTGGTCTCTCAAGTTATTAGATGCAACACCTGTTTTAAATGATTCAAAGTCACCCTCTTCTGCGGCTGCTCTCATTTTACTTGCAGACATTCCTGATACTCCTTCTGCATCAGGGTCTCTTTGACCTGCACTAATAATCTCTATTGAATCAAATTTATAATACCCGTGTCTTCCTTTAGAACCATTGTATTTTTTGATAAGAGTTTCAAACTCTCTGACTCGGTCTGAACCTGCAACCATACGAAATTCTCTATACCCTTGATTGTATAATTCTGTAACTATTTCAAAAATTGTTCTTGCAGGTGTTTTTACAATTCCCACCTTTTTACCAAAGAATTTTTTCATCCATTTTTGTTTTGTATTATAGTCTAATGGATTTGATTTTTTATCATTTGAGTGAGACATAAACACTAGAGGTTTAAAACCACCACCTGTTGCCTTAACAACTTTCTCTACCAATGCACCATGTCCAATAGTAGGTGGATTAAATCGACCAAAGGCTATTACTACCTTTTGGGTTGAACTTTCATTAAATTTTCTAAACGTTTTCATCTTGTTTCATTATCCTAAACTTTAATAGTGGTCTACCATTAATTGTAATATCCCCTTTCTCATTTTTCTCTATTGTTTTAACAACCATTTTTTTGTTTTTAAACTTACCACCAAGAACTACATCACCTATACTAATAGGAATGTGAATAGTTTCTGTCATATGTTCCTTAAATGATTTCATAATGCTCCATAAGCTATTATTCCAAGAAAAACAAACTCATCAAGTAACATTATTCCTACAAATATTTTAAATAGTAATAACTTCATCATTTGTCCCATGCCTTAGCGGCGTTAAAATTGTTTTGACTGAACTCCATTCTATCCACAAGTTTTACTGCAGAACCGTCTGAGTCGATTGCAACATAACCTTCGGGGTTTACAACCTTGAATCCTTTATCAGTCTTTACAAAAGTTCCTATACTCTTTACTCTATTTAGAGCAGTCACAATCAATGATTTTGAATCTATCAAATGTCCTTGAAATTTTGCAAGGTTGTCTACCATTTTTGAAATTGTTCTTAAGTCTCTCATGATATCTTTACCAATCTGTATCTTGATATCTTTAGTCTTTTGTGTTTTAACTTTTGCGACTATTTTATCCTTCCAGTAGTTCTCAACGTGTGTAAGGTAGTCTTTTCCATTGGGATTCCATTTATTATTACGGATAAGGGTGTTAGTGTATGTTTTGTACGATGCACCTGCAGCTCCTTTTGAATTAAGAACTCCCTGTACGTCATTGAACTTTTTGAGGTCTTTCCCAGTGATACCATGAAATGCTTTACCTGTATTAGTAAGTGCTTGTGTAAGTTTAAGTGTTTCTTGTGCAGTCATGTTTCCATAACCAGTAGTGTCTTTGTAAGTTGCATCGTCTTGCCAAACCTTAGACGATGAAGGTGGAAGTTTTGCACCGAATGATGCAGACAAACCTTCGATTGTTGAACCCTTGTAAGTTGTGTGCCAAACTACACCTAGTGTCGCACTTCCTATTTCTTTTCCTAACTTCGAGTCTTTCTGAACTGCGTACATAATTGTGTTTGGTTGGAATGTAATGTACTCCTTTCCGTCCATTTTAGTATTACTTTTATCTCCCGAAGTAAACATTAAGTCTCCTTGCAGGATTTCTTTCATTCCGACACCTGAAAAGGCGTTGAATGCTTCAGTGAATTTTGTTTTGAGTGTACCGTTTAAGTCGGAAGTGTCATTGATTTCTTTTATACTAGAATAGTACAATGCACCACCTTTATTGAATAGTGATTTCTTTGCGATAAAGAATTTTCCTGTTTCGGGGTGAGGGCCACACCAAATTGCAGGAGCACCGTCCCACTTAACAGTCATGTTGACACGACCTGATGCATTACCTTTCATCATATCTCTTAACTCTCTTAAGAAATTGATTGATGCACGACCACCTGCGATGCCATAGTTAATGATTTCGTCTTCGAGGTGTTCTAAATGTAAGTTCTTTCCAGCCATAAGTTTAGTCTGTTGCAATTAATTATATTGTAAGAATACCATACTATTTATACATTTGCAAGCACTAATGCCAAAAAAAGGGTCTATACGACCCTTTAAAAACGATAAAGTTTTTAGAATTAATCTACTGTTGCAAGCATTTCCACATGAGTTGCTTTCATTACATCTAAATCTGTTTTAATTTGAGCTGCATCTGTATTGTATTGTGAGTTCTGATTGGTATAGTAATTCCATTGGTCATATGGGTAGGTGTCAAAATTATTTTGTACCACAGCTGTCACATCGGGGTTAGCCGTTCTCCACGCAGGATAAAAACCATCAGCACCTGCACCTGTGTAGTCATCACCATCTACAGGATTAGAAAAATCTGACCCATCATAATCATAGGTGTGTAACGTATAAGTCTTAGTGACCCCAGTCATCCATTCCCATTCTACTTCCAATGCGTTTGTCTCTGCAAGATATGAATCACACTCTGCTTGTGTGAATACTATTCCGTCTGTAATGTGGGTATTTCCTGATGTAGCTGCCATAGTAGTTTCCTAATTAAGTGCGTTAATATGTTTATTTATATTTTTTGCAAAGGTGTCGAGGACAATTTAGTGTCTATTTTATCAATTTTTTTGGATAAAGTCTTAACATCTTCTTCGTTGTGTTCTTTTTTTGCATCTCTTAATGCAATTTTTAACTCAACTTTTCTTGTTAATTCATCAAGTACTTCATTCGATTTCAAATTCTTCTTCATATTACTATTTAGGTCTATACTTTGAAATCTCCGTATTTTTCTGACTTCCCTCTATCGAAAACTGGTATTGAATCGTCCTGTTCTATTGCAGAATCAACCAACTCTTCTTGTGCTTCTTGTTCACAATCATACAATTTCATTCTTGCACGGTCTACACCGATAACAAATCTCTTAAAAACTGTTGGGTCATTGTATCTATTCTTTAACTGTTTGACTACCATTTGGTCTAATTCGTCCAATTCTTCAGATGTAATCAATGCAAACATAAAATCTGCAGTTGCAGGAAGTCCAAATGACTCTGAAGTATCTGTAAGTTCAATATCTGTTGAACCATATCCACTTCGTGTAGTCTGAGTCGCACTCATAATTGGTAAGTCAAACTCTACTGCAAGTCCTCTTAACTCTTCTGCAATTGACTTAACAAGTGTGTATGAGTTTGCACCAGCACCTGGCTTGATTCTATGACTTGCACATATGTTTAGGTAATCAATAAAGATAATATCAGGTTTGAAATCTTTCTTGATATTCAACTCTTGTAATAGATGTCTGAAGTGACCCACATGAGCAGATGCAGTAGGATACTCTTTGACAATCAATTTACCTTTTGTTTTGTTTTTAAGTTTATCAACTTTTTTACCAAACATATTCTTGGTGATATCACTTAAATCTTGGATAGGAACATTCATGGTGTTTGCATCGATTCTCTCTGCAATCTTTTCTTCACTCATTTCAAGTGTAATGTAAAGAACATTCTTGTTCATCATTAAATGACTTGAAGCCATATGACACATGAATAATGATTTACCAACACCAGTTCCTGCGAGACAAATGTTTAAAGTCTTATTGGGTAATCCACCCTTAGTAACTTTATTGAAATACTCCAAATCAAATGGGATTTTCTCCTCTTCCGTATGATAAAATTCCCACCTGTCTTCTGCATCTTCTAATTGGTCATGACCAATATGCGTATCGAAAGACACGGAAAGTGCATCCTTTAAAAGTTCAGGTATATCACCTCGTGACCGTTGAGACTTCTCATCAAGCACCTCTATAGAGTCCATGACAGCGATGTAGATAGCCCTATCTTTGCACCATTTTTCTGCCTCGTCTATTAACCAATCTTGTGGGGTTTCGTCTTGATGAGAACCAACTTCCTTTACAATAGTTTTAGAGGATTTTACAACACCATCTTGTAGATTAGTATTGTTCTCTAAATTTATGAGAAGTGCCTCTATTGTAGGAGTCTTGGTGTATTTTTCAAAGTAAGTATTTACTTCTTCAAATACAGTCTTTTCATCGGTCTCAGTGAAGTACTCTGCCTTTAAAAAAGGAAGCACTTTCCGTGCGAACGACTCACTCTGAATCAGATTCTTCAGTATCGTCTGTTCTATTCTCGCTTGTTCCATACTTAAAATATCCTTGTGCGTGTGTCTCTAGTTGTTCCATTACATCGGGTGTAAAGAACTTTTCGGGGTTGTTATTAATCGTTTTACCGAATTCTGTTTTACCAGTAGGTAGTTTAACACGAGTTCCCTCTTTTGTAAAGACATTAAATGCTAATGCCATATCGAGTAACCCGTAATATCTATCCAACCCTTTATCATAAGATAATCTGACATCTACCATTCTGTTTTCGACTGTCATTCTTGACTTGGCGTTTTTACAGTGAATGATATTACCAATTATCTCTGTACCCTCTTTTTCTTTCTTCTTAGATAAGAATATAATAGAGGAAGCAGCGTACTTGAGTCCACTACCACCACCCATTTCTTTCTGAGGGAACATAGAACCAATCACATCATATGTGTGATTTGTCACAATCATTGGAATCCCAACTCTACCCAATTTCAATGTCAAGACTCTGAATGCACCTTTGGTGATTTGAGCTCTTGTCATATCTTTAGTCTCTTTACCTTCTGCAGTGTCTTCGATTTCTTTAGTAGTTGATAACATACCAAGTGAATCCAAGACAAACATCATTTTAGGACGTTTGGATTTTGGAGTTTCAGCGAATTTATCCAGTATGGATATTGCTTGATTTCTGAACTGTTGAACTGTCACAACTGGTACAATTACAACCCTTGAGGAATCAATTCCTCTTGATTCAATCATATCCTTCGATAATGCAGATTCAGATTCAAAGTAGAATACTGCAGAATCGTTATGGTCTTCCAAAAACTGTTTAACCATTCCTAATGCGAAATAGGTTTTACCAGTTGCTGATTCTCCTGCGATTGCAGTAATTTTATTTGAAGGTAGTCCACCGTATAGTGAACCACTTAGAAGTGCGTTGAATATGTGGGAACCAGTATCAATAAACTCGTCCACATCTCCAGCAGCTACTCCTTCGGAAACTAAATTTGCGTATTCGTTTCCTGAGGCCTTAATAAGGTCTTTTAATATGCTTGTCATAATTTACACCTCTCATAATGTATACTCTATTATACACTAATTGAGGTTATCTTGTAAGGTGTTTTTTGTTGTTTTTAGAAGATAAATCTTTAAGGGATTCATCTTTATGCAATCTCACGTCTATGTAGTCATTAACAAGAGATTTAAGGGAATGTATCTGCATTTCTATGATTACTAACCCTGAGACTATTAGTCCAATCATAAAGATATAGAAACAGTCCATAGGTGTTATAATCATGACACTTTATCAATCTGTTCTTGAGTAACAGTTCCCCTCTCTAATAAAATTTGTCTATGTTCTAAATGTCTTGCAGTAGTTGTATCTTTGTTTTCACCAGTGTATTCTACTGCGTGTGAGTCGTTAATCATTTGTTGGTTAACTGATACTCTATTTTGTGCTTCGAATGTTTGGTGTCCTTCTGATTCGTCCATCCAATCTTCGTCTGACTCAGGAGATACAAATAATTCACCAAGTATCCTGCCGAATTTTCCTTTGTCGTGAGATACAAGTGTTATATCACCCTCTGAAAGAAGGTATTTTAAATGTTCTTTGGAAGCTTTACCAAATAGTTTCTCGACCTTGTCTCTAGTTCTAGACTCAGGAGTGTCGATTCCCATTAGGCGAACTCTCTGTTTTTTAAGAACTGTGGAGAAGCCTAAATCAATATCAACGTCAACTGTGTCGCCGTCTACGATTTTACTTATTGAAACGTGAAATTCTGCTTGTTTAAAAACTTTCTTTTTCTTACCCATGAAATTATTTATACTGGTTATGCTTTCTATGAGAAGTTTTTTCGTCATAATCAATCATCGCTTTCTGAATTGCATCTTCAGCTAATACACTACAGTGTAATTTGATTGGTGGTAAGTCTAGTGCATCTGCAATATCCTTATCTTTGATAAGTTTTGCTTCGTCTATTGTCTTACCCATCATCATATCTACGAACATTGATGAACTTGCGATTGCACTTCCACAACCATAAGTCTTAAACTTTACGTCAATGATTTTTTCATCGTCATTTAATAATAATTGTAGTTGCATTACATCACCACAAGCTGGAGCGCCTGCGAGTCCTGTTGCAACATGAGGATTATCTCTGTCGAGAGAACCAACTGAGTGTTTTTTCGGGTCATTGAGTACTGATTCAAATCGTTGTACTACTTCTTTACTATATGCCATTTACCATAATGCCCATACCGTTAATGAAAAGACAATGAGTACGAGGGCTTGTTCTATTGTCATATAACTATTTATCCGAAAAATGAATCTAAACTT